GCCGCAGTAAGCGGGAAAGCCTTCTGCCTTCACGCAAGGATAACGCCCCAACCTTACCTTAGCGATCCGTTAGGAAAGGATTTCTTAGTTAACTTCATTAAGCCAGAAGTTAGTGACGAGTGGTTCAAGATACTCATGCAGACCTACGGCTTTTCGGAGGTAGCAAATGGCTAATCGTATGTTGTCGGTGGTCCGAACACAGTTCGAGGCTTGGCACCACTGGGCCGATGCCCCCGAAGAACAGAAGTACCTGCGCGACTCGCACCGGCACATCTTCCACGTCGAAATGGCCGTTGTGCAGAGTCACAACGACCGCGATGTCGAATATCATGCGCTGAAGCTCAACCTGGACACGATGCTGGGAATGCGTTACCAGCGACATTTATACGAACGGTCGTGCGAAATGGTGGCAGAAGAAGTAGCGGATTGGGGTAAAGTTCACGGTTATGATGTAGCATACGTCAAGATTTTCGAAGACGGCGAGAACGGAGCGCACCTTATTTGTCTGCCATGAACATCGTCTATCTGCCTATCGAGTCCTACGAAGAGCGCTACACGAAGCAGTTGAGAGACTGGACGTTGAGCGCTTTCCAGCGTCACGGGCATTCGGTTCAGGTCGTCGATGGCAATCATTACCCAGGTGATGGTCAGATCGAGTTGCCGTTCCCCCTGGACCCCTACCAGCGGTCGCGCTGGGCGACATCGCAGATAGAAGCACTGGCCGCGCTCTGGAAAGACGGCGTAATCCAGACGGACACGGCAATCTACTTGCAAGACATGTTCCACCCAGGATTTGCCGCAATCCCCTACATGGCGGCTATGACCGACATAAAGCCTCGCGTGTTCGTACAAAACTGCGCTGGTTCCATGGATGTGTTTGACTTCACATTCAATTACCGAGGCTGGATGCGCCACTACGAGAAAATGGTTGACGAGTCTGTGGCGGGAGTTTTTGTCGCGTGCGGCATTCATAAAGAGCTGATGCTTGCGGCAGATTTCAGATCGCACATCTTCGTCACCGGCCTGCCGTTCGATTCGGGCGAAGTCCAAAGCCGAGTGCGCCAGAAGCCGTGGGAAGAGAGAACGCACCGGGTGCTTTTCACTAGCAGATTCGATCGCGAAAAGAACCCGGTGTTTTTTTTGGAGTATGTGCGCGCGGCTCGGGCAAGCGGGAAGTTCGACGGTGTAGAGTTCGCCATCTCAACCTCGTCAAGAGAGTTGAAATCAAATTTCCCCGAAGCATTGGAGAAGGCCAGGCTCGCGCAGCAATCGGGGGCGCTGGAAATCTACGAAGGTTTGAGCAAGAACGAATACTACGAACTCTTAGCTGATTCGCAAGTCCACTTCAACTGTGCGAGTCAGGATTTCTGGAGCAACACCCTCAATGAGGCGGCGGCGTTTGGGGTGCCAACCATAGCGCCCGGCTACAGATGTTTTCCCGAAGCTATTTCAAATCCGCACCAGCTATATAAGGCTTTCGATATTCAGGACGCGCAGCGACAGACCGAACGCGCATTATTGCATGGCAAATCAACGGAGTACCAAGAGTGTATGGCTGAGGTTGTGATGCTGGCCGACCAGTGTCTCGACAAAGTTATTGGCGTCCTGGAGCGGAAGATCAACCGCGTCGGTATCTATGATTCCCCCGTGTAGCGTATGGGCAGTGTGGGAGGGCTTCGAGGTCGAGGGCGATGCGTCAACGATCGGAAGGAAAACGCTGTTCATCCGCCGCGCAGAACTCAATGACCTGGTGCCGCTTAATCGCTCTTACGGACGGGTCTGGTTCACAAAAGAATTCGACAAATGGTACATAGTTGAAGGCATGATCGAGCAGGGCAAGGACGTGCATGTAGAAAGCACTCCCCTGACGTGGGCTGAAACCCCGAAGCAGGTCAGGGAGAAGGCGACGATCTGGCTCAAGCTTGGTCCTACCCTCCGGCCCCCGACGATTGTCAACAAAGTCCTGGTGCATGAGACCTTCTTCGCCCTTGCCTCGCTCATCAACTTCGTGGCGACCGGGGTGCCATTTGCCGAAACCGTGTTCAAGGTTGCCGCCGGTCGCATCCAGCTAGTCGGCAAAGTAAGACCGGAGAACTACCTGGGCGATCGGAAAATCTTGTGATCTGGTATTACTCAAGCGTCAAAACATGGGCGCAGCACATGGTCAAAAAGCGTGGCCTGAAACCCGCCGCCCCAATGCCCGAAGACATCGTGAGCTTCCCCCACGCCTTTCCCTCGTTCGGGGATTTCTACAGCAGGAAGGGCAGAATCACCAAGCTCCCCGTTATGGCCTCGCGCTCCGTAGTCTTAGACAGTGGGGCGCATCACTTCTTCAACCTGAGCGGCCATAGCGTAGCGCCCGGTAACAGCGGCGTAACTGGCGGCAACGTTGCAGAGTACGACCTCAATCATTACGTGCAAAGCTATATCGCATTTGTTAAACACAACTGGGACAAGATCGATTACTTCATCGAACTCGACATCGCTGATATCTACGGCATGAAGCATGTCAAGGCGGTGAGGAATGAGTTTGTTGAGGCGGATATCTGGGAAAAGTGTGTTGGCGGTTGGCACCCGGTAAACGGCATGGACGACTACGAAGACATGCTCACGTGGCCTTCTGGGATGGTTGGGTTGCAGGGGATGCGCCGTGACGCAGCCGTCCTCCCCTACAACAAGCTCATCAAGATGGCTTACGACGTTGGCGTTAAAGCTCACGGCTTCGCCATGACCAAGCCCGAGTACCTGCTAAAATGGCCGTTCTACTCAGTTGACTCGACTTCATGGCTCTCTCCTGATCGCTACGGGCAGATTCGCATCTTTGATATGAAGACAAACTCGTTTCAGACAATCTATTCGGGCAAGGCGACGCGCTTCAAGAACTCGCCGAGGCGAATAAAGCCCGTAGTGATGTTCGACCTTTACGATCAACTAGCCTTCGCAATCAAGGAGACAGAGAAGGCTCAAACGTGGTTTACGAACTATTGGCGCTCGAAGGGCGTACTCTGGCGCGAAAGGGTGATGGAATATGGCAGAATCTACGACGACGACAGAACGAGGCACCTCGGTCATCACCGTCCCGATCGGACGGCTGAAAAAAGCACCGTGGAACTATAAGTTCGAGGGAACCCCCGCCGACATCGAGAAGCTGAAGAAATCAATCCTTCGCGACAAAAGCGCCGGTGTGTTCGCTGTCAGAGAATTGGAAGACGGCGATCTCGAAGTCATGGACGGAAACCATCGGCTCGAAGCGTTAGAACAGCTCGGCTGGTCGGAGATCGTTGTGGAAAGTTTCGGCCCGATCTCGAAGGCAGAAGCGATTCTGATTGCGCGGCGACGGAATCACGCCTGGTTCGAAGACGACAACGTTCGGCTCTCGCGCGCGATCAAAGACGACGTGCTCCCCGAAATATCGCTAGATGAGATGCTAGAGTTCATGCCCGACACCAGAGAGTCGCTACAGGGGCTTATCGACCTGGCAGACAACTTCACGTTCGAAGACGACGACTACGACCAGAATGAAAATGAAGCAGACCCGCGCGACTGGGGCGTGAAGACGAAGTTCGCTATGCCTAAGGAGGCGTTCGACATCTTCATGCAGGCTTACAAGCTCGTCGAAGACCGCCTGAAGATCGACGGTCTGAAATTACACAAGGATAAGGAAATCGCTACTGGGCAGGTTATTGAAGCGCTCGCGGCGGAATATCTGTCGGGCGGCACGGGCTTCGGCAGGCTCTATTCGTTGGAGGATGAAGACCGTGAAGTCAACTAATCGCCTTGACTACGGCGACTCTTTGACTGCATCCTGAATCTATGGACCTCACAACGATAGAGCGGCCATCGCAAGAGGTGGTCATGATCGCGAAGATGGATTATGTCACCAAGGGGGTCGCGCTTGCCAAGATCGCCAACACACTCTCGATCGACGAAGAGTGGTTGAAGCAGGTTGCAGAACTCGAAGACTGGCGTCGCGACCGCCTCGACTTCGTTCGCGAAATCTACGACGAAGTACGGGAGAGCACCAAGCGATCAATCATCAGCACCTTTCAGAATGTCGTCGCGGCAACGCATAAGGCATCAGCATGGGCGACTGCGGCGTTTGAGGTGCAAGAAGGCAAGGTAGTCGTCACGGAAAAGGTAGGCGACGTTCTGGGGGCTATCAGGCTTAGCCTTCAGACCCTCGAATACACAATGGGCGACATCACTGCGTTTTCGGACACAGACAAGGGGATTGGGCGCAGCGAAGACGAAGCGATTGCCGAATACGAGAAGGAGCTGAGCAGTCGTGCCACAGGAGAAAACTGAGTCTGCTGGCGAATCTAGCCCGCTGACGAGCTGGGTAATCGAACAGCGCTCAGAAGAGCAACAGGCGGCGATGGTCAAAGCGCTGCTCGCCTATTTCGAGTTCACTCGGACGAAGAGGGCGAGCGACCCCCAGCTCGTAGAGTTCGGGCGGCGCACCTACGACCACATCTGCGAACGCGATGTCTTATGGTTCGGCAGAAGGTATTTCCCAAACCACGTCTCACACGAACCGGCGTATTTCCACAAAGAGCTGTCGCAGATGATGTACGAGAAGGACTTGCTCGGGGTGGCCGCTCCGAGAGGCCACGCGAAATCGACTTTGGTGAACATGGTTGGCTCTCTGCACGACGCAGCGTACAAGAGAGCAAAGTTCATCGTCATCATCTCCAATACGCAACCGAACGCGATAGATCACCTCGACTCGATTATCGGGGAGCTTGTCGAAAACGAGCGGTTGATCGAAGACTTTCCCCATCTCGCACCGCCAAACGCACAGGCGTTGAAAGCCAACAGAAAGAAAAAGAAGCGGTCGCGACAGGCCGACTTCGTTACCATGGGCGGCGTTCGATTCGTAGCGAGAGGCGCTGGGCAGGCGATCCGCGGTCTGAAGGAGCGCTACGTGCGCCCCGATCTCGTCGTGCTCGATGACGTAGACGATGACCAGTCGGTACGGTCCGCCAAATTGCGCAGAAATCTCCACCACTGGTTCGATAACGTCGTGATGGGACTTGAAGGCGTAGAGACAATGCGCGTCAGGGCGATCGGTACGATCATCCACAAGAAGGCGCTCATCGCTACATTGATAAAACGCTGGAATGGGACGATCTGGCGAGCTATCGTCGATTATTCGACAGAGGAAGTTCAGTGGCCTTCGGCGTGGTCCTTCGAGCGTTTGATTCAAAAACGTGACGGCTTCATAGACGAAAACGGTGAAAGAGTAGATGGTATTGGCCGCATCACTTTTGCTCGCGAATACCAAAATGACCCTCAAGATGATGTCGAAATCCAAATTGAAGAGGCTTGGATCAAGCGAGGGCTTATCCCAGACGGCTTCCCACAGGCCGGTACGCTCTCTATGGGCGTTGATTTGGCCCTATCAATAAAGGAAGAATCGTCATACAACGCATATGTAATATTATGGAAGGACTCGCGAACCGAACAGATTTTCGTTTTGCACACGGAGCGGTGGCGTGCGCCAATCCAAGAGACAAGGGAGAGGATAATCGAGGCCGCCGCCGGTAAGCCCAGGGGGATGCTGGAATTAGGCTACAACCTCCCCGTGTTAGATATCGTTGCAATCGAATCCGTTCAGTTCCAGGCCGCCGTTGTGCAAGACATCATCCCGCAGGTCACGAGCCAGGTTTTAGAAGTGACCCCAGACAGAGACAAGCGCACCCGATTCCAGTTTATCGCGAATCAATATTCAGTCGGGCGGTATACATGGGGACCACTCGTCCCGGATTGGTACGAGGAAGCCATGCTCGATACTGACGAGAACGACCCAAAGGATGCCTCTGTCTATGCCCACCTGGGATTCCTCGCAAGCGGGGATACGCGAAAGACTACATTCGCCATTCTTACGAACAGCAATAAAGGGGAGGACTGGAGATAGTGGCCGATAGACACGCAACATTCGCAGTTCTCAGTAACAAAGGGCCGAAACCGGCTACGCGAGATGTCACGAATGTAGTAGACATGCTGGCGCTGTCGCAATATTTCCGACGCCTCTACACAGCAGAAAACCCAGTGCTCCTGTCTTCGCACATGTGGAATCTCTATAAGCAAGACAGCATGGTGAACAGAACGATCAACCAGTACACCGAGCAGGCGTTCGCCGACGCATACGTAAAACCACTCGTGTTCAATAGCGTCATCCAACAAGAGGTGGATCGTTGGTGGAACGAGAATAAGTGGAAGCGTAAGATTTGGCGCGGCTACAAGCAATTCGCTATCACCGGGGAGCAGTGGGTGTACATGCCTGCGCGAGCGAACAGGACGCTCGGGGGGCGACTCCTCACCTCTTGGAATGTTGCGCAGGTCACAGGCTTCGAACCGGAAGACTGGACGAGCGCTTTCTACGGCGGCTCCAACGCCGCACAGCTCCAAGATGACACCGTTACGAAGCTGACGCCCAAGAACACGTCATATGTTGCGAATGACGCGATGTTCGAGTCCATGCGCGGCGTGACGCCGTTCGTAAGCCTCTATTTCGGGGTCGATCGCTATAGAAAGTGGCTCGATGCGCGCGAACGCCTGACGCGCGTCGCTTCTAACATCGTCGGCCATATCCACTTCGCGACGATCGAAGATGCCGCCGCCTCCCTGGGCTGGGAGAAAGACTCGAAAGGCACGTTCACCCCCAAGGAAGTAGCGATGCCCAACGACGGCACCGTGGCCGTGACGATCGGCGAGGGGGCGAGCTTCCAAGTCCTAGTACCCGACACTCACGGCGGTGACGCTGAAGCAGACGGCCGCGCATTCTATAACCAGGCAAACGAAGGCACTCGCCTTCCCGAATACTGGTCTGGCGATGGGCGGCAGGTAAACGTAGCTACCGCCAAGGTTCAATATCCAGTGGCAATTCGCTCGATCCTGAGTCTTCGTGACTTCTACACCGAAGCGCTTGCGGATATGATTCGGCTTTTGCTCACGAGGCTGGTGGCAATGGGCGTGATTTCCGATACGTGGATTGCGGTAATGCCCAATGGCGACCGGGTTGAGCAAACGCCCGAAAGCGCGATCGTCGAGTTCACGTGGCCCGAAATCAGAGAGCTTGACTACTCAGACCTGTTCTCAACGTTTACCTGGCTGCACGACCAGCAGTTGCTAAGTGGTGACTGGCTCCTCCGCTACTTCGGCTTCGACCCTGAAATCGTCAAACCGGACCCAAACGAGGTGGAGAATGGCGGCGAAGCCGAGCCGCCCGAAACCGACTCGCCCGACGAAGGCTTACGCGCTACGGCGCGAGCCGAGCTGAAAGAGGCGTTGGCTAGCAAGCCCAGCTAACGCCCAAAACTTGGCGAAGAGCGCGTCTTTCGGGCGCGCTTTTTGCGGTATGGCTTTTTGCCACCGCTCAGACGGAGATCGAAGGGAGCATATGTGAGCAACACTATTACAGCAAAGGGCGTCGTCGATAACGTCAACGGAACCCTGACGTTCGCGGGTCCCGTCGCACCCGCCTTTGAACCGGGAGAGAGGGAGGAGAGGACTGAACATCGGGAGATAAAACACGTCGAAGGCGTTCAGTTCCTTGCACTCGAAGGAGCAGACGACGCTCGACCAAGTGCCAGGGTCAGGGTCATCACGGCAGGCATGAGTCTCAATCGCAGACTCTATCCAGCCGATGTTCTCGCTGCGGCGGCCGGTGAGTACAGCCGCTCGAAGATGATGCTCAACCACCCAGACTTCTTCACCGGGTATGACATGGAGAAGTTGGCGGGAATCTACGGCGAGGCGGAGTGGGACAGGGAGCGGAACGGCGTCGTCGCCGATCTGCACTTCCTCACGCGAACCGATGCCGGTAGGACCGCTCTCGCGTATGCGCAAGAAGAAATTGCGCTTCGCAGAGAGGGCGTACTCGGCCCCGAAGACAAGCTGTTTGGCGTTTCCCACGTCGCCTACACCGAAGGCAAGCTCGTCAGCGCAGACGACAAAGGCAACGAACTGGGCTACGACTACTACGTAGTCGAGAAGATCACGGAGGTGTTATCTGGCGACTTCGTGGTCTTCGATGCCGCCGACGGAAAGATTCTGGAACTGCAAGAGCAGGTTGAGGCTGCGGTTCGGGCAAGCTGTCGGCGCGAGGGAATCGATTTCGGACCAGAGCAAACCTTTAAGGAGGTGATCGGCCCCACGGAAGAGAGTCCACGGAAGAGAAAGTGGAAGATCGGAAACATCAACGTCAAACTCCAATGATCTAGGAGGACAAATGAAGAAGAGTGTGAAGCCAGAAGGCACTGCGGCTGAAGCCACATTCGACCCCACGGAAGGAACGCTGAACATCGACATCAATATCGCTAGCGCCGAAGGTGCTAATACCGATGCCGACACTGAGCTGCGTTCTATCGTGAAGGTCGCTGTGCGCGAAGCAACCGCAGCCATGGAAGCGCGCTTCGGAGAAGAGTCGCGGGCGCATGAAGCGGAACTCGTCGTTGCTCAAAAGGCGATCGAGGCCGCTGAAGAGCGTGCCGACGCCGCCGAAGAGCGTGCCGAGCAGCTTGAGCGCAACGCCGAGTACAACACCCTGTTCGACCGCTACGCCGTCCCGATGGAAGATCGCGAAGGACTGCTGGGCGACTTCGCAGGGCTTACGGCGGAACGTGCCGAGAAGATTCTGCAAAGGTTCAACCCGCGCAGCACAAAGGGCGAACTCCCTAAGACTCAGGTCGAGTCTGACATCCCCGAGAGAACCGAAGGCCCGAACGATGACGACCCCATTGAAGTCGAGCGCAAGGGTCGCGAGTTCGCCGAGTCGTTCTTTCTGAAGAAGAATTAGGGAGGTAGCTAGTGCGAAACTTTCTCTGGGATTACAGCACCGACCTCTACGCTATCCCCGTCACCTCGGCAGGCGCAGTAAAGGGTGATTGGGTAACCCTCGGACAGATCAAGGGTGTCGCGATCGGTGATGCCGACCCCGACACCGATATCGTGATCGTCCAGATCAAGGGTGGCGTCAATACGATGTTCCTCTCCGCTACAGGGGTGGACATTACTGAGGGTACGCCTCTCCTCTTCGACGCCGCGCTTGATACGGCGAACGGCGGCTTCACGAACGTAGGCGCGACAGCATCGAACTACGACGCGATCGCCGGACTTGGTACGGACATCACCGCTGCTGCGACAGGAACGGGCCGCGTCTGGATCGGCCTTCTCCCTGCCAACATGGGTGGCGCTCCCACCGTCTCGTCTCTGACGGTTTCAGGTGGCGCTGCTGGCGCTCACACCGTCACGGGCATCCTCGCTACGAGTACGCTCATTACGGTGCTGGACAACAACGCCGGTACGATCGCTGATCTCACCTCCGAGTTCACCGTGACCGCCGCCGACACGATCGACAACACGGGCGGCACCGCAAGCACGCAGCTCATGGTCTTCTGGCAGGACCTCCTGTAATGGGAAGACTAGGGAAGGACTGAGCCTATGAAGAAAATGCTTGAGATGGTCACGACTCTCGACCTGCCCCTTTTTCTCCAGGCAGCAATCGACCGAATCGTCGCCGAATACTACCAGCGCGCCACCAGCTCGTGGAGGCGCTACACTGTTCAGGACACTGTCCCGAATTTCCTCGACGTGCGCTACCGACTGGCTTTCACCGACGATCAACTGGATAAGCTTCTCGAAGGCGAGCCGTACCGCGAGGGTACGCTGCTCGAAGAGGAGCGCACCTGGTCGGTCGCGAAGTACGGCAAGCTGCTCAAGGTGACCTACGAAGCGCTGGTGAATGATGACACCCGTCAGATTCGCCAGATGGCTCAGCAATACGGGCAGATGATCGAACGCCTGGAGCCGACGCTCGTAGCGAACCACCTCGAAGCCCTTGCGGTCAGCAACGACTACACCGCGACTCCGCTCAGCGCTGCACTCGATGCCGCCTTCCTCGAACTGGCCGTGACCTCGTTCCGTATGCAGACCACTGCTAATGGACGAAGGATCGCCACCGAGCCTGCGATGATCGTGTGTAGCCCGAAATGGACGAAGGCACTGCAAAACCTGCTTCGCCCGACGACCGCCCTCGACTTCAACACCCTTGCGGGCGAAATGGAAATCGTCACCGAGCGCTACCTCGTCGATATCGACGACGCGTTCATCTTCGCCGATCCCGGCATCCTGCCTGCGATCGAAGTGGACTTCCTCTCCGTCCCCGGTGACACTCGCGAAAACTACTCCAACGGCCCCCGCACCTTCTGGGAAGGCGGCGACACCGCTCAAGCCCTCCCCTCGCAAGTCGGCGTCCTGGGCGAAGGTTTCCGCTACGACACCCTCAACTACAAGGTTCGTCATGTAGTCGGCGTCGGCTCGCCAAACCCGCTGGGGGTTATGAAGATTCACTTTACCGGCTAAGCTAGGTTATGGAAAACATGACCGATCTAGAAGCCAGGTTCGTGAACCATCGTTCGCTCGCAGCAAGAGAACCCGTGCGAGCAATCACCCAAGTGGTGCAGCAGTTCATCTACGACGCGCTGGGGCAGGCGTTGGATTTTGCGGTCGATGAAGTTGGCGACCGTAGATACCGACAAGTGTCCGGTGCGGCGTCGGCGGGGGCAAGATCGACCTCGGGCAAGACGCTGATCATGATCATCGATATGGCCTTCGCTCTCTCACAGAGGGCAAGGGCTGACGAGCCGAGCGAAGTTGTGGCGAAACAAGTTGCCGCGACTGAACCCGCAGCGTCGGACCTCGAAGCGCTCAATCTCCCCGACGAACTCGTAAAAGCGCTCAACCGTCGAAACATCCACTCACTCGCAGACCTCTTGCGTCCACTAGAATCCCCGTTGACTGAAAGACAGCAAGGAATACTCGACGAGGCGATCTTAGCGACAATGAGGACGAGCGAAGGAGATGGCGAGGAGGACTAGAGATGCCGCTGATCAGCATCCAGCACATCGCTATGGACTCTTGGGACCCGATCGCCGAAGCCTCTGCTGCTCCGAGGGGTTTTCTGCCAGCGGCAGCGCTGGGCTTGGAACCCGACTCTCATGACTACCAAGAGCGGTTGAGCGTGATTCTAGCGAACGTTGCAGACACGCTCGAAGAGAACGGCATTGTAATCGCCACTGCGACTTCTCTGCCCGATAGACGTGCGGCGAGGGCGCTTTCCAGGTTCTACGCCGCAGAGATGGTCCTCAGTACCGTCGTAACCGGCACAGTTGCCGATCTCGAAGGGAACCGGATATCGAAGTCGGCTAGAGATGTACAGCAATGGCAACAGATGCTAGACCGAGCGCTCGACGACCTCGAAACCTTGCTGCCCGAAGTCAAAGCTCTCGGGGGCGTTTACTTCGCGCCCTTGAGTGAGCAAAACGACCCGGAGTCCATCTACAGAGCGAGGTACGAAAGTGCCACTGAAGGCGACTGACCTTAGCGCTCTTACAACCGGCGTCGAAACTGCGCTCCCTCCCAGACTGTTTGACAGCACCCCCTTCGCCGGGGGCGCTACGACGGCAGTTAGCGGTTACATGGAAGAACTCGTCAAATCGAGGCTCCTCTCGCTCGATAGCTTCGGGTTGCCAGATTACGTCAGCATCTTGCATCTAACCGGGGGCAATGTAGCCCCCGGGGACGAACTGAGCAGCTACTACGTCGTCTGGGCGATTCTTCCGCCTACCACTTACCCCCGCTACGGCTTACGGCGTCTCTTCCCGTTCCAGACTTTCACGGCGGTAACGAGGGTCGTAACTTCCGTAGACATCGACACTGAGCAGACTCAGTACGGAACAGTCACCGCTCAGGTGCAACTCTTTCTTCTGGATGCGGTCCCGAAGCTCACACCCAGCGAGCATCTACTTGAAGACACTACGAGAGTGAAGATAGTAGACCGCGACTCTGTGCTAGTTTTCGACAGTCAGGTGACTGTCGGCACGCGCAGATACAAAATCGACATCGTACAGCCCTACGGTCCTTATCAGTTGGCGTTCGGCGAGGCGGCTTAATGGGCAACTCGATGAAAGACGCCCTCGCCTACGTCGTGACGCAGATGAAGCTCGACTTCGCCGCGTGGTTCGATCCAGATTACGCAGATAAGCGTGCGTTCTTACCCAACGACCGCCCCCGCGTCCTAGACCACCTTGCGCTCCACGATGTTGTCGCCATCATCTACAGGCCGCGCCTGGAAATAGGCGGTCTGATCCGCCAGTTTCTTTGCATCGTAGACTTCTGCGCAATCGATGAGGCTAAGGCGATTGTCGAGGCGGAGAAATACCTCGGCCGAATAGAAAGTGTCGGCCCAAGGAATCCGCTCCCCACACTCGCCCCGCAACTACGCTCAATCGACGAAGACAAGTTCTATAGGGCCAACGTCATGCACATGCTTCAGCTAAGGCCGGATACACCCTAATAAGGAGGAATAGTGGCCTTTACTAATTCGAACACGATTGTCGCTTCGGACGTAAACGTTCTGGGGCTTCAAGTCCATTTCCGACCCGGCACCACGACTTCTGCCGCTGTCATCGCTACCGCCACCGCGATCACTGTTGATAACGTCAACATCTTCGCGATCACGGGGGCTGGTTCCACATTCACGATCGACGACGGCACACTCTCTGAAACGGGAACGATTACCGCCATCGTGGGCAGTGTGCTCACCGTGGGCGCGCTGACCAACCCCTACGCCGCCGGGACCACGATTCGCTGGGATGACTTTATCGATCTCGGCCACGTGCAGAACCCGTCGCGCGCCGTCGATGTTCAGGAGAACGAGATTCAGAGCGCTCGTGAGGGTCGTCTTCAGACCATCAAGAAACTCACCACCTCGATCTCCAAGTCGATCACTATCGAGACGATGACGACGACCGACGACGACGTAGCGATGCTGCACCGCGGTCGTCAGCCCAAAGCTGGCGGCGCTATCGGTACGTTCATCCCCGACGACGTTACTCCGGTCAACGGCGAAACGCTCTTGATTCACAAGAACGCAGAAACCGGCGGCCAGATTCTCGTAGAGTTCCGCCCCAGCTCTCAGATCGCGGGTACGGATTTCCAGGGTGGTGACGGCGAGAACGTAGCACTGCGCGTTTTCGAAATCACCGTTCTTACGCTGGAAGGCTACACGATCCCCGCCGCTCTCGATACCGACGAGAGTCCCGCCTCCCTCGGCTTCGAAGGCTGGACCACCACTGCCAACCTGACCGCCGTTCTCGACGCCATCGCTGGCTAAGTGCTACCCTGACGTTTACGAGGGGTCAAACCTACCCGGGGCCGACCCCTCGTAATTCAGCTATTTGGGAGCGCTTATGAAAAAGGCAAGTGAAGTAACGGTAAGCGGCAGGCAAGTAGAACTCAAGGACGGCACGGTATTTTACATCCAAGGTTGGGGTGTTTCGGACATCGCCAACAATATCGAAACATTCTCGGCTATTTTCAGAGACTTCGGCAAACTCGGCGAGATGGAGATGACCGAAGAGTTGCAAGGGGAATTTATCCAGAAGCAAATGAACAGAATCGTTCGGCTCATCGATTCTGCGGTGGTCGAAAGCAGCATGGCCTTTTCTGATGTGCGCGGCGTCAATAACATCTTGAAGATCGTCACAGCCGTGATCGAAGAAAACGAGCTATTCGAAGCGTTGGGAAAAGCGACGGGTCTGATCCAGATGGTGACGACCTCGGTTCGGGGAGTGACGGGAGCGATAGCGGGGGACGAGGGCAGTGGCGGCCAGACTTCGGCGAGGCAGACTACCTAGAATTCCTCCTGTCCCTCGGCATGAGTTACGCCGAGGCTCGAAAGTTCCCATACAATAAGTTCTGGTCAGTCTGGATGGCCCATGAACGCCGTCTGTCACGCGAATCCATTCGATACATGGATGATGTCGTGGCCGCAAGTGGCGTTCAAGGCGAGATGGTCGAGCACGGCGGGAAGAAGAAAAAGAAAAAAGACACGGTAAAGATCGAGCCAGTAGGGTTCAATAGACATTATGACAAGCGTCTCAAGGAGGGTTACCCAAATAGACAGGACTGGGAGAGGCTCAAGCACGACAAAAACGTCAGAGAGTTTACGAAGTCGATCGACAGGCACGACGACTTCGCGAAGCTCGAAACTCTTGGCGACGACCCGCTTGGTGGGGGCTTAGGTTATGCCACAGACGGGGATAACCTTTAAGGACCAGGGCATCGGCACGATGCTTGCGCAATTGGAGAAGTACAGCAAGAGCGGTGCGGATAAAACAATGGTCACCATGCGGAATTTGGGGACGCGCCACCTCAACCGACTCTACGACTTGCTCTACTCAGACTCGCGTGGCGGTGAGTACCAGCGTACCCGGAAGCTGCGCTCGGAAACAAGCATCTCGCTTAGGGCGATCGCTAACGGGAAGTCACTCTTCATTATCTCGGGCGCACCGTACTCGGCGTTTGTCGAGTTCGGGACTTACGCAAGCGCAAGGAGTCCCGATTCGATCTATAGCAGGGCGGTCGCTGCGGCCCGAAATTCGGATATCGACGACATCGTGTATCTGGAGTATGGCAAGTCGAGTATCGGTCTAGAACCCAGGCCCATCGTCTATCCCACACTCGCCTACCTCGCGGCTATCTTACCTGGAGTTATCTATGCGCAGCTCATACAAGACGTAGCTGCGCTGAATTAAGGAGCATCTAATGTCGGCTAGCGGTCCCAAAGCAGAGGCAACACTTTATCTAAACGTAAAGGAATTTACCGATTCGGTAAAGATAGCCGCCGATAGCTTTACCGATTTGCAGAAGGACATGCAGAGCACTTCGCGTGCGCTGCGCGATGTAGGGATTGCTTTCGGGGCCATTGCCGGTGTAGGCACGGTTGCGCTCAAAGCAACCGTGCAAACATTCCGCGAGTTCGAGCAGGAGATGAAGAACGTTCAGGTCATTACCGAGGCTACGGGACAAGCCTTCCAGGACTTGAACGAGGCCGCGCTCGTCGTCGGCCAGACAACCAAGCTCACGGCTCGTCAGGCCGCCGCCTCGCTGCTGCTGCTCGGTCAGCAAGGTCTTTCCGCCTCCGAATCGATGGCTGCGCTGGGAGCCACTACAGACCTCGCAATCGCGGCGGCTGGCGACCTCGATCAGACAACCTTGCTGCTCACCTCGACCATCAAGCAGTTCAGGCTTAATTTCGACGAAGCTAGTCGCGTAGCCGACCTTTTCTTCAACTCGATCAGTAGCTCTCCTGCGACGATCGAAAAGCTCGCAAACGCAATGCGCTATGCGGGGCCGGTCGCCGCGCAATTCGGCCAGACACTAAGCGAAACTGTAGAAGCTATCTCGACACTGCTCGAAGCCGGTCTGCGTGGCGAGCAAGCGGGTACGACGCTGCGGAACGCACTCATTCGTCTGAGCACACCCACAGCAAGAACGCGCGTCATCATCGAAGAACTCGGGCTTGCGATGGAAGACGTTACGCCCAGAATCGTTGGCTTCGACAAGGCGCTGCGCAATCTCGCGGAGGCTGGGCTTACAACGGCTGAAGCGGCTGAGATTTTCGGGGTTCGCGGTGTTAACGCGTACTTCACGGTAACAGCGAAGAGCGCCAAGTCTCTCGAAGAGCTGCAAAAGCAACTCGACAAGACCGGCACGGCAAACGCCGCTGCGGTCGAACAGCTCAACACTTTTGAAGGCTCGATTCGAATCTTCGTGTCGGCGCTTGAATCTCTGCGCATTCGGATGGGCGCGTTCCTCGTTCAAATCCTGCGCCCGTTCGTCGATCTTGCAACGCGGGTCGTAAACGCCTTCAACGCACTCCCAAGGCCGATTCTAAGCGCCTTAACTGGCATGGTTGCGCTGGTAACTGTCTGGTCTGCGTTTGCTGCGGTCGTAGCTATCGCCCTCTCCAATGCGGCAAGAATCGAACTCGCATTCCTCAACTTCGGCAAGGCTGTTAAGCTCGTCAGCGGCCTGTTGATCTTCAAGACGAAGTTGGTTGCCGCGGATACTGCCGCTACCGCCGCGAATGCCGCAGCCACGGGCGTCGCCACAATCGCGACTACCACCTGGGCCAAAGCGATCGCAACCCTTAACGTTGCATTCAAAAGTCTCGTCCTGCTCGCAAAAACGCCAGTCTTTGTGGCTATCGCAGCCGCAATGACCGCCATCTCTCTCATCTCGGAGGGCGTGCGGCACAATATCGGCAACCTCGGAGACGCGTTTGGCGACCTCGGTGGGGTGGCTGAGGAGGGAGCCGAGAGAGCAAGGTCTGCGGTAGGGCGATTGCGCGACGCCCTAGTTAGCGGGGGGAATCAAGGCGGCGCAGCCGACTTGTTGCAGCGAGGTTTCGCTAGTTTAGGCAATGAAGTCGTCGAGAACGTATCGATCGCCATCTTGGAACTCAGAGAACTCGGTGCCATTACCGGCATTGTCTTCGATCAAATCGTCGCGGCTGGCACGCTCACTAACGCATCGACCTTCCCTGAATTGATTAATAATCTCGGCAGCACGATCGCGGGCTTCAATGAACTGAAGCAGGCCGTCGAGCTTTCCAAGCCCGGCGAATCGGTCACGGAGTTCTTCGAGCGAACGAAGGCTTTCGCTGCCGACATCCGAGCGATTAACGAACGGGTCGATGCTCAAGACATTACGCAAATCGAAAGGCTCGAAGAGAAGATTCGTCTCTGGACTGAAGCGAGAGACGCAACCAACGAGGGCGCGAACGCCGTAGGTGCATACAACGAGGCTATCGACCGCGCCGCCGCTGGCCTGCTGGACTTGCAACGCATCGCAGTCGAAGCCGCGATTGAAGGTTCAAAAGAGTTCGTAGCATTCGGAGAGAAGATTCGCGAGCTGCGAGTCGATACGATTGGCGATCCCGATCTGAGCGCACTGACTAAGGCGCGCGAAGAGTGGGCCAAATTAGCCGACGAGATCAAAGCTGTCGCGCTGACCAACGACGCATTTGGCGACAGCGCCGAGGTTCTGCTCGAACGCTTAGCGACTGCGCAGGCAGAACTCGAAGATAAGATTCTCATCGAGGCGCTGAAGAGGCGCGAAGATACCGTTCGGCAAGGCTACGACAAGATAATTCAACTCGTTAACCAGCAAGAGCAGCGCATCGACGAGCTTAGAGCGGGACTTGCGGGTGGTGACGTAGAACGAGTCGCCATCGAACAAGAGCGCGCCCTCAAAGAGTTGGAGGCGGCGCACCGGAAAACACTAGACGAACAAGACAGCTACCGAGACGAACTGTTCGAACTCACGAAGACGCGCGACGACGCGATCCAAGAGCTGAACATCTCGAACCAAGAAGCGTTCCTCGAACAGCAGGAGGATTTCAACGCGAAGATTTTGGAGCTGCAACAACAGGCCAGGGAAACTGCGAACGCACCCGATCTGAGCCAGGAAGAGATCGCCGCCAGACTCGAAGGGATCGAGGCGCGCATAGCGGCAACCGTTGACGCTATGAAGACGAAGCTCGCAGAGCTGTCTGGAGCCTCCGAGCAGGAGATCGAACGGTTCGTCGCCACGTTCCCTGACCTGGAAGGGCGGATAGCCGAGCTTGAGGAGACAATAGCCGAAACTGAATCGGGTTTTGCGGAAGAGCGAAAACTGATTCAGCAGCAAGCGGCAGAGGATAGACTTGCGATCACCGAGAGTTTGCGGGATGAATTGGTCGATCGTGAGCGCTCGATCAATGCAATCTACGCAGAGATTAGCGGCGAGAGGACTGCAATCGAAAGGGCTGCGGCGCAGGACCGACTCGCGGAACTCGACAAGAGTCACAACGAGCGCTTAGAGAGGGCGCGAGGAGACATCGCTTCCACTCTCCAAATTGACCTGCAATACCTCAGAGAGCGCCAAGCTATCGAACGGCAGCACAACGAGACTTTGAAGAAGATTCGCGAAGACGCGGCGTCGGAGCAGGAACAGCGCCTCCGCGACCTTCGGCGCGGCAGAGAAGGGGTGACCTTCACTACCTTCGAGAACCTTGAGGCAGACCTCGTAGATGAGTTGGCGAAGATCGGAGAGCATTACGAAAAGCTGAAGTCGGGCTTCCTCGGGTTCCGCCGACTCAGAGGACAGAACCTAAAAGACTTCCAGCGAGAAGAGTTCGACGCGAGGGCGGATCACGCGGAGAGGGTTCGAAGGCTCGCAGAAGACAACGCTCGCGATCGACTCGAAACACAGCAGAGCCTCGACAGCGAATTGCTGAACCTGGTCGGTGATGTCGAAGCGGCAGAAGAGGCATCCTTCGAGCAGCGCAAGGTTAATATTCGAGAGGTATTTGAGGCACAGCTTGATGCGACCGAAGGCGGTAGCGCCGAGCAAATAAGAATTCTCGAAGAACGCGATCGCGCGCTGGAAACAGCGGCGGAAATACACGAAGAGAACCTTACTCGCATCAGGCTCGATGCAGAGAAGAATCGCCAACAACGCCTCGATGCTCTGAACCGTAACAGTGCGGGAGTTGAATTCACCGACGCCGACCAGATTCAGCGGAGACTCGAAGTACGCATTCAGGAGATTGCCAAGCATTACACGGAGCAGATCGCTATCGCTGAGGCGGCAGGCGATGATATTACCCAACTGCAAATCGACTTCGATCGCAACCTCCTCGATGCACGGCGCGACACAGTTGATGAACTCGTGGAGTCCTACGAGAGCATCAGCGAGGCGGCAGAAGACTTGCAGCGCCGCCTCGACCGCATCAATGATGACCAGCTCGAAGGCCCAGCCGCAGAGCGCCACCGGATCAACATCGAGCATCAAGACGACTTGCGCGACATCATCGGAGAATACGAGAGGCTGGCCGAAGCAGCTAGGCAG